CTGAAGCCGCTAACGCTGCCGACATCGCTTCCGAAGCTACTCGTGCTGCCGCTGCTGAAGCCGCTAACGCTTCTGACATCAGCTCCGAAGCTACTCGCGCCACAGCCGCCGAAGCCAGCCTTCAAACTCAAGTCACAAGCAACGACTCCGACATCAGCGATCTCAGCACCCAAGCTGGCTCGCTCGCTGCTGACGGTAACTCCGCTTCCTTCTCGGGAGACGTTTCCGCCGCTAACATGGTTTGCTCCGGTAACTTGACTGTTCAAGGAACGACGACTTCCGTCGAAACTGTAAACCTTGAAGTCAAGGACAGCATCATGAACATCTCGAAAGGTGCTTCAGCCGGTGCTAACGCTTCGAACGACGGTGGTTTTGTTGTTGAGCGTGGATCAAGCGAAAGCAACGTTGCTTTCGTATGGGACGAAGGAGCCGACCGCTTCCGTGCCGTTTCGACCAGCGCTACAGCCGCTACCAGCGACATCGACGCCGCCGACAGCTCAATGAGCTACGTCGAAATGCAAGTCAGTGATCTCTACCTTGGAACCGACAACCTCGGATCCATCTCGGACTTCACTGGTGCGTTGAATGCCTAATTCAGGCTAAGACCCTAGTTTAAACCAGAGGGGCTAGGGATCCGTTCCCTAGCCCCTTTTTTATATGAAATACATTGCTCTACTTTTAACGCTGACATTCCTTTCAGGGTGCTCCGTAAAATCGTTCTACCCGATAATGGGCGGAACAGTCGGTGCGGCCGGGGGTGCGCTCGTAGGTGGTCCCGGAGGGGCCGCACTAGGCGGGTTTTCGGGTGTGGCGGCGGGCGAACTCGCCAAGAAGGATGGTCAGTTGGAAGAAGTAGAAGAAGCCCTTGAGACTGCGGAGGCCGTGTCCAAGGGTGATGTAGAAAAACTCCTGGAGCTCCACGCCGACAAGCAAAAGGGCTTGTACGAACAACTCGTCGAGGGGGTGTACGACATCCTTAAAATAAGTGCTTTCGGAATGGCCCTGTATTTTGTTTTCCAGTTCTGGTACGGCCGCAAATTCGCAGAAAAACTCAATAAGAAAAACCAACCTAATGAATGACGGAACTAACGCTTTTCTCGGCCTCATCGGTTCTTCCGGAACCTTTGTTTTGACCGACATCAATCCCTATCTCGCCCTCGCTTGCGGAATCTTAACCCTAGTCCATCTTAGCCTATCCTTGGGTAAAATGTGGAAGGATCGCAATAAATGATTACTGACGTTTACTACGTTAATTTAGACTACCGACCAGACAGAAAAGAAAATATGGAGCTCACGCTCCCGATACTGGGGTATCCGATCACACGATTTAACGCCGTAAGACCCACGAAAGAAGAAATACTCGTAGGTAAGTACAAAGACTACTACGCACGAAGCATAGGAAGAATAAGGAATTACCTGCACGACGAACAAACTCTCGGTCGGGCATTTGGCATCTTCGGTGTTTACCTATCCCAACTCGAAATCCATAAATCCAGAATCGGTAAAGAAGGAGACTATGTAATAGTCGAGGACGATGCAGTCGTATCCCCGGAGACCGCGGCGGCTCTCGAATACCTAACCCGATATCCAATGAGCAGGCTCCCTTCCGACTGGGATATGGTCAGAAATATATGGGCTGACGAGGGGGATAACTCGGGAGATCTCAAAAAGTTTTTACACTGCCACGAGGAGTCCCTGTTTGCGGACAAATTTAGTCATGGGAAATATGGAGGAGCCCACTTTAGCTTATGTAAGGGCTCAAGCGCGGAAAAAATAGTAAATTACTTAGACTCCGATTATTTCTACGCGATAGACTCCGCGTACTCCACCAATCAAATCCACGTCTACCATATGAATATGGGTGTAACAATAGGCGACTATGGGACTGACATACCCAAGGACGAACACACTCCTCCGCCCAACGCAGACGGCCCTGTGTGTCACATCCTGTGATCAACCACGAACATCTCTTTATCTACATTCACCCGCCCAAGACGGGAGGTACCAGCTTGGAAAAATTGTTCATCGGCGATGCAGACCAGACAGACGTTCCGGAAAAGCACAAGTATAACAAATGTTATAGTAGTCCTGAGTACGACAATTACTACAGGTTTGGAACTGTTCGAAATCCATGGGATCGAATGGTCAGCTACTATCATTGGCGAGTAAAAAAGAAACTTCCAATGTTCGGGGTCGCCAGCTTTGAGGAGTGGGTTGAGTTTTGTTGTAATCCGGCCGCCCACAAAGAGTTTTACGAAACACTGTATCATTTTGCTACAGCTATTGATCAGCAGGCCAACATGCTCGAAGGAGTGAACAACATCATAAAGATGGAAAATTTTCAGGAAGACTTCGACCGGATTTGCGATGATATCGGAATGCCCCGAAAAACGCTCCCTCATGTAAATACATCCGCTCGCGACTCGTATCAGACATACTATACTCCTTATACAAGAGGACTTATAGCAAAGCATTATGAAAAAGACGTCAAAAGATACGGATACCAATTCTGATCCAAAGCTCCCCAAAGATAAAAAGCCCAAAGCTGAAAGAAAATGTGGGGGCAAATGCATAGCCGAAACCATCTGCAAAGATGTATTTAACGGCCAATGTGCTCTGGAAATCATGACTCAGGCCATGGACAAACCAGGTACGAGCGACTCGGAACCTGCCGGCAAGCCTAAATACTAGCATTTACAACCGGTTACTTTTTCGTAGCCCGTTGTATATCTTCGCAGTATGGAAACAGATACTGCGGAGGTTGAATCCCCGCAAACTAACGAAGAGACAAGCATAGAGAATGTGTCAACTGACGACCTTCGCAATGCTTTGGGAATAACCGAGCAGGCCCCCCAAGAGGAGGTCGTGCCTGAACCAGAGGGATCTACCGAAGAACCCCAGCCAGAGGCCGAAAGTCAAGAGACTGAGGTCGAAAGCCAGGAGCCGGAGGAAGAACAACTCGCCAAGCGTAGGATTCGTCCACGCAACGAATTGGATCAGCAAGTCATTGACCTTTACAGGTCTGAAGGCTTCAGCGGATCTTTTGCCGATGCGTCGAGAGTAATATACGGTCAGGATGCTCAACCAGCCCAACCTCAAATTTCAACGCCGCAGGAAGTCGAGGCTGCTCAGCCCGATCCCGTACAAGGCATCGATAAACAAACTGACGATCTGAAAGCTTCAATACTCGAGCTTGAAGGCAAGGTAGAACAAGCAGCAGAGGACTTGGAAACGACCGAAGCGTTGAGACTTCAACGTGAGATCATGAGACAAGAACTCCAGTTGCAAAATCTAGCGAACCGTAAAGAGCAGATGCAAGCCGCAGCTCAAGAGCAAGTTTATCAAACTCACCGCTCTAAAGCGATGAGCAGCAGAGACCGAGTTTACGAACGTTTTCCCGCGCTGCAAGAAACGGATTCAGTACTCCGTAAGCAGTTCGACGATTATGTGACCCAAGCTCAGTCCGATCCCGACTACGCCGCCGTTTTCGATTCACCAAAATGGCCGGAACTCGTAGCCAACGAATTCGCATCTTTAACCGGTCTTCAGGCAGGAATACCTGTACAGGAAACTGTACAAGCTCCGGCACCTCAAGCACCTCAGATGGGAACTCAGGCAAAGGTTCTGACCACGGGAGCAGCGGCACAACCTGTAAGCGCTCCGGCGACTGCCCAAGGTTTGGTCCAACAACTTCCTAACATGAGTAATGACGATATTTATTCATTATTGGGAGCCCCTGGAGGAGCAACGCCCGGCCGGTAGTTAACGGAGTATTAACTCAAAACTATCATAACTATTAAATAAAATGGCTACTAAATCATTCCCAACTCCGCCTAATGATCCATTAGGCAACGGCGTTGCTGCCAACGTCGATCTCGTAACTAACACAACCTCATACGCCGACCTTCTTAAGGGCGACGCCAACTCCGACTTGCGCTCACGCCTTTGGTCCGAGCTCGTCACACGTGACGCTCGGGAAAAAAACGTATTCGCAAAGTTCATCGGAGGCGAGGGAAGCGGTAAACCCATCACCGAAAAGCGCGACCTCGCAGCTGGCGGTTCCGACAAGATTACTTTCACGACAGTTGCTCCGATTCGCGGGCAGGGCGTTCGTGGGGAAGAAATCCTCAAGAACAGCACCGACACGCTCGACTTCGGAACATTCTCCGTTGAGATCGATCTCGTCCGTCACGCTGTTTCCTGGACGCAAGTTCTTAAACTGATGCGCTTCACCGGCAAGACCATCGATCAGCTTTCGGCTGAAGTCATGTCCGAGTGGATGGCAAGAACCGAGCAAGACCAACTTCAATACGCACTTCGTCAGATCTGCTTGAAGAACACCGGAAGCTCCAACTTCATCAGCGGATACGGAACACACGCTAGCGGAGCCCTCAAGTATGTCGACGGTCTTTCCACCGACATCATTCAAGAGGCTAAACAAGCTCTTATCGCTAACGGTGGTGAGCCAATCAACACCGGCGGAGACGTCAATCAGGACATCCCTGGTTACTTGTTCTTCGCTCCTGACGCCTGCTTGCGTCCGTTGCGTTCCGACCCTGACTACCTTGAAGCCATCCTTCAAGCCGACGCCAGAGGAGACTCCAATAAGTTGTACACCGGTTCCTACGCTAAATGGGACAACAACGTAATCGCCAACCACAACGTTCTCATCGACACAGCTCGTGGACGTCAAGGTTCGCCATTGCTTCCAACCTTCTACGCCCACGACGCTATCGATTTGGGTAGCGTTGCTCTTGGTGGAACTGACGGTGACTACGCCGCCAACTTCCGCGGAGCCAAAGTTCGCCTTCCAGGCGGCGGTGGAGTTGCTCTTGGAAACAACGACAACGGAACGTATCACATCCTCGGAATCGACACCAACGGAGAAGTTGCTCTCTACAGCTATGCTCACGGAGACATCTCCAACGACCTCGGCGAAATCCAGCTCACCCGTGTTGGTGGTGACGCAGGATTGGGTAACGCCAAGGTTGGTGACAGCTTCTCAGCTGGTGCATTGTTCGTTCAAGCTAACTCGATCGGTACACCTATCGGTTACGCTCTCGCAATGGGTAAGGATGCAATGTACTTCGCAAAGGGTAAGATCTACGGAGAGCAAATCTTCCACTACGACGATTACGCCAACAGCGGAAACGAGGCTCACCTCAGCTCCGTCGGTGTTCAGTCGGTATACGGAATGGCCGCTCGCCACGACACCCGTGGAAGAGTACCTGCCGTTCAGCTTGTTGAAGTTGTTCGTCAAGTTCCAGGTCTGTCTCTCGACCAGGCAGGAGTATAAGACTCAACTGGTGAGTTTATTTCCCGACCACTAATCGCTCGAGACCCCTCCTGGCCTACCCCGGGAGGGGTCTCTTGTTTTTGAACTTATGAAGATAATAATACTAGGCAAAAAAGACATGGCTGGCACAAATCCCGCCATTCGTTTAAAAGGAATCTCTCAAAGAAGATATAACTTCATTTGGGATAAAGAAATCAGGCACTATGCTTACGAGCCGGCCGATCAGAAAGAAGTCGATGACATCTTCAGAACGCAAGGGAAGCTGTATAAGAGCATGTTCTTTTCCGTCTGGCTGGATGCTAAGACCGAGGAACCTGAGCCTGAGATCATCGAGGAGAAGCCAAAGACGAAGGCCAAGGGTCGGAAGTCGAAAGAACAACCGGTAGCTGAAGCGCTCGAGTCCGCATAAAATCGGCGTATGGCCGCGATTACATACCTTGCATTAAAAGATCAGCTCTCTTCCATGCTAGGGGCTGACTCAGTGGATGATCTACCACCGGTCGATCAGGATCGAATCGGAATATGCATAAATCAGGCATATCGCGAATGCTATTTGCCAATTGACGGAAAACGTCCGATGTGGGCTCAAAAAGGGTACACCTTGGACTTTGTCGAGGATCAAGCGACTACGGACATGTCTACCGAAATCACTTCGGTTGACAAAATACCCGTTCTCATAGGCGAAGGCCCGCTGTCTCCAATGACCGGCCCGGAAGCGGAAATCAAAGCGAGAACGATATTCGCTTGGGATTTCAGGGCACCAAGCGGTAGAGGAATGAATTTCCCGCATTATAAAGAGAATGAACCGGAAAAGGGTAGGCCAATTTGGTACTACATTGACAGTCGGGACTCGGGAGCAGATTCCAGCGTAGTGCCCAGACTGTGCCTATATCCGATTCCGGACAAGGCCTATCAGGTCGAGATCTTTGCAAACATCGTACCGGCCGACATGGAGCTTGATACGGATCAGCCAAGGATCCCCGCCGATTTGGTCTGGGATATCCTCTATCCGATCGCACAAGGCAAAATGCTCGCTGATCCAAGATACAATGGAGACAATAAAGAATTCATCGCCCGCATGGCCGAGGAAGCCCGCAAGAGGCTGAGAAACTTGGTCACTCCACAGAAGCACAAAGGCTCACTTAGATTAGTCAAACGAGGAGGTTGGTAAAATGGGCATGGACCTGACCATAAGGCTCCTCGGTAGGCCGAAGGTCTCGAAGGACACGACTCAAGGTTTCCAGACCATGGCTCGAAAGTACGTGGTCGCGGGAAACCGGGCTAGTGCTCGAAGCCTTAACGAGATCGAGAATCCTTTGTTTCTACCTCTAGGCACTCCTGATGTTGAATTTGAGGATCATCTTTTGGTTGATCAAAGGCTTGAACCGTCGGATTCAATGGAGCGAGCCTACTTATCTCGCACCTTCCTCAAAATGCGCGAGCGCTGGGTTCAGGAAAGTGTCTCTGAGAACGCAGATCTCATAAAAATCACAAGAACATTCGTCGCCATACGAGGAGCTGTCAGCATATATGGATACTCCCCTAGTGCATGGGCGAAACATCCAAGCAATGAAGCCGCAGGCGTAGCCAAGGACACCTCGGAAGATCCGTGGGACTACGCTCCCGAGCCCGTTTTAAAAGGAGCCCCCGGCCAGCTGAGCTACACTAACGCCGAGGCGGCGGAATCAGGTTTCTCGGAAGACCCCTGGGTTTCAATCGGCGGGTCTTCAGACTCACTTGCGAACTATCTGATGACCAACGCAAATTCGGACAGTTTAGGAACCTGGATGCGGGGGAGCGCACAGGTAACCATGGCCGCTCCCGGAGTGGATGTGTGGAGTGTGTCTTGGGTTACTCACGCATCACCCTATTGGACATTTGGTACGACTAGCAAAGGAGGGGGGAGCAAAAATGGGTCATTCACGATTGTCGATTTCAACCACCTCGGGCTAAAACTTACCAATGTCGATGTCGCGGGAGGTGGAGGCGGGAGCACACCTTTAAAAGCGAAAACATTTAATACCTTCCACGTCGGCGAGGAGCTACCAGAGCACTTGGCTGAGATAGCGGGTGGAACAACTGTCGGATCCAGTTCAACTCCTTCGGTCAATTTGGATTTTCACATAAAGATTTGGCAGGGGCGAACGATCTCGTTCAAACAATACTTGCGAAATGCCGTGTGGCAGATGAATACGACCGAGCACCTCACGTTCCCGACACTAGACGGTCAACAAATTGATGTTGGGGAAAAAGATCCATACATTATGAAGTTTGAAAACACACCCTTTATATGGGATGATGCTGGACAGACATATATGGATACAGATGGCAAGGGTCTGCCTTTATATCAAGGATCCGAACTCGCACATATTGGCGGTCAAATTACTTGGTCGGGCACACAAAAGAATTTAAATGCCGCCGGTCAGACGGTTCTTAATTCGGTGGGTACCAAGATTGCTCCAATCTTTCGAAAAGGAAAAGACCGGATCTGGAAAGTTCAAATCACTTACGTCGGGTGAGAGAGGACGAGCAAAAGCAAAAGCTGAAAGAGCTTGAGGAAAAGCTCGAAAGCGCGCTTGAACGCATCGAAGAACTCGAAGGTGAGTTTTCGGTAGAGGAAGAACCCGACCAGCAGGACAGCATACATATTGAGAGTGCGGAAGGAGCCGAGTTCAGAGTTCATTGGATCGATCCGTCGGATGTCGGCTACTCATGCTCGGGTATTGATACTGTCAAAAAGGCGCAGGAGGTATTTGCTGACGCCAACGCATATAAGAATTCAAACGGCCACCGAGTCATGCACGGGGATGTTCTTGTTCTCATGTGCAATTACGAATATGGGGATGCATGCTATTATGTCGGCCTTTGCGTCGTAACGAATACGCCTAATCAACTATCCGTTCCGAACAGCCCGGATATTACGGAGGATTCGGGCAATAAAGAATTCATGGCCTGGTACACATGCCCGGGCGAGAACGAGGGAACTTGTGAATGCGACGATGGAGTTTCCATCCCCGAGCTTGGCTCAACGAGCGAGTGGGTAGTCGAAGATGATCAATGCGTCCGATTTACGGATTTGACGAATCTAGAAGTCTATCAATCCGACTCCGAGGGCACGGATCTCAAGGCGTATACTCGGGAGATTACCCTGAACAAATGCGGAGAAATCATAAGCATATCTCAAGAATCGGAGACGGTACTAAACATCCCATGTTGTGACGGAGAAGAGACTAGTACTTGCGAGGATGGTT